CTACAACGCCCATCTTCAGGTCAAAAAGGTAGGCTCTGACTTCAAGGAGCAGCTCTTCAACTTCGCCACCAAGGATGAGAAGTATCCGATTGTGTACATTGTGCCAGTGGATGCGATACCAACCGAGAACACCAATGACTTCACGCTTGAGATTTACTGCTTCGACATCATCCAAAAGGACCGTGCAAACATCAACGTCATCTTGAGTGACTGCCATCAGATTCTCATGGACTTGTATCTCAACTACACATTCAGCCTCAATGATCGTGATTTTGATGTGGTCGGATTCCCAGCTCTCGTGCCGCTCAACAATGACCTCCTCGACTACGCTGCTGGATGGTTGATGACCATCACATTCACCATGGATTCCTGGACCGACTGCCAGATTCCTAAACAAATCGGAGACTAATTGCAATATAAGTAATGGCACGTTACGCAAACACTGGAGAGTATAACTTCAAATATCCTTTGAGAAGGCGAGTCGCTAACACTCTCAAGAAAATCATCAAGGATGAAGCACTCATCGACACATACACCTTGTATGATTCAGTGCGTATCAACGCCAAGGTGACCACCGAGGGCAATCTCCGCATTCAGATTGTTGCTGCTTACTATTTTGGCTACCTGAACAATGGTACAGCAACCATCGCTCCATTCGATTTGGTGCAGAAATTCAACAACGCACTTGAGATGAATGGATTGATTGCTGAAATGTACGGAATGTATGTGGCTGACTTAGCGCAGAAGTTCCCAATACTTGAGCTCGGTAATCTATTGCGTAAAAAACCAAAGGTCATCTATGACTTCGAGCCGCTATTCGGTGAATTCAACTACTCACTGGACTACTAAATCTCCAGCTCTTTACGCATCGCCAAGAAATTAAACACAAGCACGAGCTTCATTTGAATCACTTGGTCGTATTTGGTGAGGTCACCATTGCACATGGACCAGATGAGCTGCTCCCATCCCCACTTTTGAGATGATTTCTCACGCTCTGCTTCTTTTTTTTCCTCTGGGTCAGTGATGTCATCGATGTCCTCCACCACTTGTTCGGTCATCAGATTCTTGTGGCTGGTGATAAAGTTGTCTCTGAACTTGATATACTCGGTCAGCACACCATACATCTTGGTGATTGGGTGCTCCAGGAAGTAATGCACTCGACTCGAGGTCTTGAAATCAGTTGACTCCCATTTTGCGACAACTGAATCCTCCACGATCTCGGGGATGCGATATAGCAGAGCGCAGATGTTTGGCAGATACTGAATGTAATCATTAGTGAAGTAGTACTCCAGGTCGATGAACTCACCGAGAGTGAGGTCAGTCATTGGCTTGAGATAGAACTTGCCAATCCTATCGGTATACAATTTGCTCGGCTCGGTGTAGAGCCACTGAAGGTCCTTGAATATCTCGGCTACCTCTGCGATGTCGAGGTCATCGAAGTCATCTGGTATGGCATCTGTGAGCGCACAGAGGATATCGATGTTGTGGTTGAATGCACCATCCTCTGCTTTGAGTTGGCGCAGCTCAATGAACTGCTCAAGACTGACTTCCTTCCACCCCTTGGGCAGTATTGGCTTGGGCATATTCAGCGATTTTCTCGGTGACAAATACAATGTAAGGAACGCAGAGCTCCGCTTTCTGTGTGCGGAATAGTTTTGCTTTGTGCTTGAGGTGCGCATCGGTGAAGTGCTCTGTGTTGGATAGGTCACTGCGCTTGAACATGATTGCCAGGATATCACTGATGTAGTGATTCGGCTTGGTGTTCACAATCTTCTCGATGAGCTTGGTCTCCTTCACTGACAGCTTGAGCTGTGCCTCATAGGTGTAGCCATCCAACTCGATGGTTGTCTGCGCCTCATTGGGTGTGTATGAGTCGAGGTTGAATTCTTGCACGAGCTTGATGAACTCGCTGAATGGGTAGTCATCCCACATCTCTTCCTTAATGCCAAGATATTTGAACATCTCCACATACTTTTCGATGTTGTCGTAGTCTTGGTTGTTAAGGATTTGGCTAATTTTTTCGAACTGCTCGATGGTCAGCTCGCTCATTTTGTTAGGAATCTCCTGGTCAAATATCTGTATCATAATACTAAATTTTGAACAAAGATAAAAAAAAAGCAATATAAGCATGACCAAAGACCTTCCAATTTACAAAATCACCATCGAGGATGAATATGCCGATGGCGAGAATTTGGGAATCGAGATGATTGCTTTCACCAATATGCCAGCCATAAAGGTGAAGGGACTTGCTTTCAATAGCGAGAATAAGATGCTTTTCGCTGATGATGTGAAGTATCGCATCACTGCACCAGCCATGATACCAATGGACATCTATCGCAGAGATTCTGAAGAGGGTGACTATTATGTGCAGTTCACCGCTGATGTCATTGAGAAGATTCACGCCAAGTTTATGGCTGACCTCCGCAATCGTGACATCTTCAACCTGGAGCATGACACAGAAAAGAAGGTACCAGCCTACATCCTTGAGACATGGATCGTGGACAACCCAACCAAAGACAAAGCATTTAGCACATTTGGCATCGAGGTACCGGAAGGAACTCTCATGGTGACTGCTCAAGTGACTGACCCAGAGTACTACAACAAATTGGTTGAAGAGGGTCAAGTTGGTTTTTCCATCGAAGGCTTCCTTGGTCTGAAACTTTCGGAACAATTAAATCTTAATACAATGAAGTTACCTGATGGAGAGCACACCATTGAGGACAAAATCTATGTCGTTAAAGACGGCGAGGTTGTTGAAATCAAAGAGGTGGAAAAAGAACCAACCGAAGAAGTGGTTGAGGAAGAGATGTCAACTGAAGAGGTTGCAATGGAAGAAACAACAGTTGAAGAGACAACTGAAGAGTCTACCACTACCGAAGAGGAGATGGCTATCGACCCAGCAACAGACGCAGAAGCTATCCTTGCAATCGTCTTGCCAGTGATTGAGGAGCGTGAGAAGGCATTGATTGCCATCATCGCTGACCTCCGCAATCAGATGGAAGAGATGTATGCAGAGAAAGAAGAAGACAAGGCAGAGGAGCAAATTGCCGAGGCTACAATGAGCCAAAAATTTGCCGCATTTAAACAATTCAGTAATCAATAAAAAACAAATAAAAATGTCAAGAAAACTCCGTTTCGATTTGGATGTTGACGCATCCGCTTTATTGGCAGCGAACCCAGAGGCATTCTACTCTAAAGCATATTTAGCAGAAGAATCAATCGCTGACAACTACCGCCTCCTTCCTGGTGTGAAGGATAAGACTAAACTTGCAACCGTGCTGTTTTCACAGCCGTTGCAGGCATCTAACTGCTCATTTTCGGCTCCAACAGACGACTTGAGCGCAGTTGAAATTTCAGTATGTGCGTTATCCAGCCTTGCGCAAATCTGTCAGTTTGACCTCGAGCAATCATTCCTTGCCCTTCAAATGGCTAAAGGTTCAAATGGTGACTTCACTGTTGCATCTTTCATGGATTTCTACTGGAATGAATTAGCTAAAGCTATCGGTCAAAGCATCGAGCTTATCCGTTGGCAAGGTGACACAGAAAGTGTTGATACTACATTGGCTCTTTGTGATGGTTACGAAAAAATACTTTGTGGTAATGAGGCTGTAAATGGTCTTTATGGTGGTGCAATTACATCTTCAAATGTATTGACTCAATTAGCTGCTGTCTTTGCTTCTGCTCCATCTGCAATCATCCGCAAAAAAGCTGACCTTCGCTTGTATGTTTCTACCAACGTAGCGAACGCATACGAATTGGCTGCTGCTTCTGGCAACACCATGACATATGTGACTACTCCATTGGCATTGACTTATCTTGGTGTTAAAGTTGTAGCTTGTGAAGGTATGTCTGACAACACAATCGTGTTGACTTTGAAAGACAACTTAATCTACGCATTTGACGCAGAGGGTGATTCAAAAGCGTTGAAAGCTGTCAACCTTTCTGACACAGTTGCAGAGCCGTACATCCGTACTCGTGCAAACATGAAAGTTGGTTTCACTGTTGTGAATCCAAGCGAGGTTGTTATGTACAACGTTTGCTTCGACTAATCGAAAGCAACCCATATATATTGGGGGGTGAAATTCCCCCCTATTTTTTAACTAATTCAAAATCAAATACCTATGTCGTGCGAAGCTCTCGAATCCATTGTGAAGTCATGTGACAACAACAGTGGAGGCATTGAAAAAATTTGGATTAATCAACAAGACAACATTGCATCATTTACTTTGGATGCAACCAACACTTGGACAATCGATGCGATCACTTTAGCTGGTGGTGCTCCTGACTATACTCCTTTCGAGATACGTCGTAACACTGGAAGCTACACTGAAGATGCAGCGATTGACCTTGTGAATGGTTCATCTTATGTGACAAAAACAATCTCGTTGATGTTCCACCGTCGTGACCAAGACAAATCTCAAGCAATCAAAATCTTGGGTGCTGGTCAACAATACCTCAACGCAATTGTTAAGGATATGAACGGCAAGTACTGGTACTTCCCATTCCTTCAGTTAAGTGCTGTTGGTGAAGGTTCAGGTACTACTCGTGCAGATGGTAGCAAGTACTCCGTTACACTTGTCTCGGAAGATTCTTTCTTATCATATGAAATCGAAGAGGCTGCTGTGAATGCTGTCATTGCTTAATCTTAATTAACCTACTACAAAGAGCCATCCATACCGGGTGGCTTTTTTTTGTGAACAAAATTTGACCTCATTGCAATATAAGTAAATGATTTACATAAACAAGGGAGAGGTGAATTCGATTGTGCTGACACTGACAGAGGTGTCGACATTGACTTCGCCATATTATTTGTTCGTTTTTCAGAACGAAATGAACCCAACATCCGACCCAATCCTCTTCACAGCACCCGATGACTCCGACTATCCAGAGAGATTCAATCTCTTTTACCTGGATGAGCCCGTTGATGTCGAGCTAATGAAGGGACAATATACATATTCGGTGTACGAATCCACAATTCCACCCACAGAAATCAGCGATACCACTGGTGTTGTGATTGAAGAGGGCAGAATGGTTGTGAGTGGTGCATCGACATCATCAATTTACGACTAATCATGGGCATATTCGATAGATTCAGAGCACAAAAACCAGCAGAGATGGAAGTCATCTCGCCAAATTATGAGGCATTCAGCACACCATTCTTGAAAGTTGGTGGCGCAAACCTTTCTTTGCCATACGTCAACGGCAGATACACCACCGCTGGATGGATTCCATTTGGACAAGACAATATGTATCCAGAGCTGCTCAATCAAATGGTGTTCAGCTCGCCACTTCATGGTGCCATCGTGGACTATAAGACCAACGCTGTCATTGGTGGTGGCTTCAATATAAAAGTTGATAGTGCGACTGCCAAGGATTTACTTGACCTTTACACATTCGAGAAGAAAGTAAACATCAAAAAGATTGCACGAGCAGTTACCGAGCAGTTGGTTGTGCACAATCGTGTATACTTCCGCCTGGTATTTGATGAGAAGATGAAGCTCAAGAGAGCTCATAACGTATCGCCTGAGAAGGTGAGACGTGGACGTCAGCACAATCAGTATTTCATCTGTGAGGATTGGTCGGCTCGAATCAACGTGCAAGAAATCAAGAAGCACCACCCGACTTGCACTGACACAGAGCAGTTGTTCGTCTATGAGGTTGAGACTCTTGGTCAAGATTGGTATCCGCTTCCGAAGTACAGCTCTGCCCTTAACTTTGCATTTTTGAGTGGCGACCTTTCATTTTTTGCAAAGAGCAACATTCAGAACAGCATCTTCCCATCGTTTGCGATCATGTTCCCAAAACGTCCGCAATCAGAAGAGGAAAAGAACGTACTGAGAAACACCATCGACAAGCTCAAAGGAGCTCAGAACGCTGGCAAGACTGCCGCATTTTTTGCCAACTCACAAGACCAGCTTCCAAAGATTGAGAGCATTCCAACCAACTCGAATGACAAGCTCTTCCAGGAAGCATCTGCACTCAACACAGAGCAAATCTGCTTTGCACATACCATTGACCCAATCTTGATGGGTGTGCGCACCACTGGCTCACTTGGTTCTGGTAGCGATATCAAGCAAGCCTACATAATCTTTGAAAAGAATGTTGTGATGCCACTCAGAGAGCAAGTGCAAGATATCTTCAATGAGATTCTACACATCGCCAAGCTCGGCTTTGCTGACTTTACTATCAACAACTTCCAAATCATCAATGAAACCATTGTTGAGCGTGATGAACAAATGGCGCATATTATTGATTCATTAAATAGCCTTGAGCCATCAATTGCTCAAAAAGTTATTGAACAAATGACGCCAAATGAATTAAGAGCACTTGCTGGACTTCAACCAATTCAAGAACAAATACCTCAAGCATAATGTTGTATTTTATCACAGAGAACTATCTCAAGACCAACACACCAATCACTGCCAATGTGGATGTGACTGATGTATTCCCATATGTAGCCACTCAAGCACAGCTCAGAGTGATGCCGATATTGGGCACCGTATTCTACAACCATTTGCTCGATGCTTACAACAACCAGACGTTGACACCTGAAGAGGAGCAGCTCGTTGCATTCATTCAGCCGGTCATCGCTTGGAGGTCTGCTGAAGATGCTGTCTTTGGCTTGACGTATCAGCTCAAGAACAAGGGACTCCAGCAGCAGAGTGGTGACTTCTCTCAGCCAGTAGGGCGCAGTGAGGTGGCATTCGGCATGGAGCACTTCGCTCAGAAGGCATCTTTCTTTGAGATGCGCCTCATCAGATACCTGGTGAAAAACAGAGCAGAATATCCTATCTTCATAAGCCATGAGAATCGTGATACCGACCTTCGCCCACAAATTGAGTGCGTGCAGTGCATCGGTGATTGCTTCATGAATGGTGTGTGGAATTGTGGATATCCACGCAACAACGGATACAACAATCAAATTCTTGTCATCTGATGAAAAACAGCCTATTCATTTTGACCGCTTCATTCCTCACCATACTCTCACCAGTACAACCAATGGTATTGATTGCCATTCTTGCCATATTCATTGATACCATATTCGGAGTATGGCGAAGCGTAAAGAAAGGAGGCTGGCAAGCATTCAAATCTCGCAGACTATCTGACACCATCGGCAAGTCATTGCTTTACTCTGGCGGCATCGTGTTCACATTCTTGATTGAGAAGTACATCGCTGGTGATATCATCGCTCACTTCATTTCGGTTGAGCTTATCATGACAAAATTTGTGGCTTTCTTTTGCGTAGTGGTTGAGGTGAAAAGCATCAACGAATCATATGAAAGCGTAACTGGCAAGAACATCCTTGCTGCGATGCGTAAATTCGTCACACGATCAAAAGAAGAACTCGAGAAATGGAAGTAACTCCACTCGACTGACCACCATAGGTGAGCACCGAGAACCCCCCGATGATACTGTTGTCGGGGTTTATTAAAGTCCAGTTTATTGGACAAAAAACTTGACAAATGGAATTAGACATCTCAAAAATCAAGCAAGTCAGGCTCAAAGAGTCGCAGTACTTTGCCGAGGAGTCAGCCAAGACTCAAATCTATTTGCACCACACTGCTGGCAACGGCAATGCAGAGGCAGTCAGTAGGTATTGGAACGGCACCAGCGACAGAGTAGCCACTGCTTTTGTGGTTGGTCAAGATGGATTGATTGTTCAGTGCTTCTCATCCAAGCATTGGGCGTGGCATCTTGGCATCAGCAAAGCAGAATTCAAAGGTCAAGGTGCCAAATATCAAAATCTTGACAAGGCTTCTGTTGGAATCGAGGTCTGCAACTGGGGATATCTCAAGGAGAAAGATGGTAAGTTCTACAACTATGTCAACACTCGAGTGCCTGAATCTATGGTGACCACATTGGATGAGCCATTCAAGGGATTCAAGCACTGGTACAAATATACAGATGCACAAATTGAAAGCACTCGACAGTTGTTGGTCTATCTCTGCGATACCTATAACATACCGAAAGAATATAGAGCGCAGATATTTTCGCTTGACAAGGAGGCATTCAAGGGCACTCCTGGTATCTATACTCACAATTCGGTTAGAAAGGACAAGAGTGACATCTATCCTTGCCCGAGAATGATTCAAATGCTTGAGAACTTATGAAGATTCTGTCTCTAATATTGGTAATACTTGCGACAAGTTGCACTGCCAACTACCATGTGCAGAAAGCAATTAAGAAAGGATACCGCTGCGATGAGGTTGGAGATACCATCCGCATCACCTCAATCGACTCGATTCCATACGTTGTAAACGATTCAATCTATTGGGAGAAGGTGTTGGTACAGAAGGACACCATAGTGCGCTATAAAACATCTTATGTGCCCTTGACGAGATACCAGGAGCGCATTCGGTATAAACTAAAAAGAGACACTATCCACCAAGTGCAGAAGATAGAGGTGGCGAAGTACAAATCACAGAAAGAAAAGCCATCATTTTGGGTGCTGATTCTTGGCTTTGTGATTGGCATGGGAACAATGTATCTATTCAGATACTCTAAATCCAATATATGATATTAAAAAAGCACGCCAAGAACATCCACGAGCTTCAACTCGAGGGCAACTTGGTGAAGATAGCGATGCTATCAGATGTCCATTGGGACAATCCAAAAAGCGATTGGAAGCTGCTCAAGCGTGACCTCGACTATTGCCTGGAGCACAACATCCCCGTCATGATTAAT